GTAAATACATTACTATCAGTAGCACTTTCGACTAAAGTTCTAATCTCGCTTGCAGTCTGATCAGCAGTAGCACTTGCCTCAATGCCATCCATCTTAGTCTTGTCAGCAGCGGACATAAGACCAGCCGCGCCTGTTGTAGCATTTGATGGCTGAGCTACAGTAGCGTAAGAAAGATTACCCGAACCGTCAGTCTGAAGGAATTGTCCATTTGTTCCGTTTGAACCTGGCAAGGTAAAGTTCACATTACCTGAATAGTTAGCGTGAGCAGGGGCTTTGATTGATACTTTGTGAGCATTGCTAACCTCACAGTACATATCAATCTGTGCAGGACTACTGTTGCCAGTACGCATCTCAATAAGACCGTCACTTACACTTACGCCATCGTTACTACCATCACCACCAAGATGAATCTCTTGACCTTGATCAGACGGCACATAATCAGATGAAGTGCCATCATATACTAGTACATGACCATCAAGCTGGCCATTCAGGTCTACATCATTTGCAGCACCGATGCTGAAGTTAGCTAGCTCAAACGTACCGTATGCAACCATGTCTACAATGTCAGCAGTTGCTGCGGCTGTAGTCAAAGCAACACTTGTGCCATTAGAAGCAGTAAAGTCATTATCTGGGTCAAGCTTAATACCATTCAGATATACATCAATGAATCCTGCATCATATGTAATTGGGAATACAGTGGTAGAGCCTGAGTATGAACCTTCACTTGTTCCGACAGCATACGTTTTTCTTTGTGATGTGCCGTTCACAGTTGATCCAGCAGCAACCCAACCGCCTGATCCATACACCTTCATTGTGTCTGTTGTTGTATCAAAATATAGTGAGCCAACTACGAGAGCATCACCGTCGTTGTCAACTGTAGGCGCAGAGCTTTTTGCCCCAAGAAAACGATCATCGAAAAGATCATATGAAGCGGCGGCAGAATTGGCGCTTGCGGCAGCATTCGTCTCTGATGTTGCGGCATTAGTCGCACTAGTTGCAGCAGCCGTTTGACTAACAAGAGCAGCAGCAGCAGACGTTGCCGCCGCCGCATTACTGGCGTTTGTCGTATCAACGTAGTCCTTAGTGGCCGCATCAGAAGACGCAGAAGGTGTAGCCAAACCAGTAATAGTATTGCTGCCCATTGAGATATTACCAGACATAGTTCCGCCTGCTAATGGCAGCATAGTGTCCGCATAAGCTTTTGTGGCAGCATCTGCACTAGCAGTAGGTGTTCCAAGTCCAGTGATCTTACTGCTACCCATTGCTAAAGCACCAGACATTGTGCCGCCTGCTAATGGTAGCTTGGTCGCTATACTATTAGTAATTGTAGTGCTGAAGTTTGCGTCATCACCAAGAGCAGCAGCAAGTTCGTTTAACGTATCGAGTGCTCCAGGTGCGCTATCAACAACTCCAGCAACTTGAGTGTCTACATAGTTCTTAGTTGCTGCATCCTGAGCATTCGTAGGATCAACTACATTGGTCAATGCAGTAGACGTAAAGTTAGCAGTACCATTTACTGTGAGGTTGTTTAGCGTGGTAGTGCCAGAAGATGCGGTCACATTACCAGCTAAATCGCCTGTTACATCTCCAGTAACATCTCCAGTAATGTTGCCCGTGACATTACCTGTGACATTGCCTGTCAGCGCACCTGTTATGCCTGCATTAGCATTGACAGTGGTGAAGCTACCAGCAGCACGAGTTGTTCCACCAATAACCACGTTGTCGGCTGTACCGCCGTTGATGTCTGCCGTAGCAATAGTAGCCTGACCAGAAGTAGTCAGAGTCGTAAATGCACCTGTAGATGCAGAGCTTGAGCCAATTGTTGTGCCATCTATCGCACCACCATTAATGTCAGCAGCACCAATTACAACTGAGCCTGCCCCATTTGGCGTTATGCTAATACTGCCATCTGTATTGGTTGCGGTTATTGCGTTTGCGTCTAGCTTTAGATTGTCAACGCGAAGATCAGTTACAGCAGAAGCCGTACCAATAGTAACGCCATCAACAGAACCACCATCGATGTTTGCTGTAGTAACTGTACCTAAATCAGATATTGTAGCACCACTAAGGTTGACAGTGCCGTTTGCTGACAAGTTAGTAAAATCACCAGCCGCTCTAGTACCGCTTCCGATCACAGTATTATCGATTGTTCCTGCGTTAATGTCAGCAGAGTCAGCAACCAGACTATCGATGTTTGCAGTGCCATCG